ATATCAGGGCTATCGCAGAACTAAGTTTGCTTCTTGAGAAGGCGAAGGACCGCGAGCGGGCGGCGTTCGAGAGGGCGAAGGAAAGTATTTTCAAAAAGATCGAAGGTGCCGATAGGTGCCAGCATTGTCCCGATATTGGATGGTGGACAGGTCAAAACAAGAATACGGGGGATGCCGAACAGGTTCAATGCGAATGGTGCTCGACGGAAGAAAATAGTCTTTTCAACGTCATTCGCTCCATCAAGTCTCTCCGCTTCGAGGAGGGGAAATAATGTTTGGAAAACTCTTAGCGTTTCCGTTTCGGTTGGCGAACGTGCCAATCAGAGCAGCCGAGAAGATCATGGCTGGGTTGTGCGGAGATGACGACATCCCGAAGGAAAACCGGATTCTGAGCAAGCCCCTTGAGGCGTTGGCGGAATCCATCGAAGAAAGCACCGGGGAGGAGTCCAAATGAAAACCATCAAGGTAGGGCAATACGTGAAGACGAGCTCGGGGGTTGGAAGGGTGGTAGGAGTGCGCGGAAACAGGGCGGATGTATATATTCATGGGGAGACAGCCGGTTGTGGAAAACCCTGGAAAGGGAAAAGCACTTGGCTGATCCATAGATATACGACTTGGGGGAACAATCGGGATATGGGCCTCCTCCTCCCCGCGAAGAAGCCCAGGAAGGGGAAATAAGGGATGGCATGGAGACTTGCCTTCCTCATCGCCTACGCGCTCGAAGGTCTGAAAAGTTTGGTGGGCATATGAGCCTTGCAAATGCGGGGCGAGAAATTCGATCCCTTCAATTCGAGGAGTCCAAATGAAAACAATCAAGGTAGGGCAATACGTGAAGACGAGCGCGGGGGTGGGGAGGGTTGTAAGGGTGAGGGGGGATGAGGCGGATGTTTACGGGCCGGGATTGGATGGTGGAGGAAAACCGTGGATGGGAAAAAGAACTTGGTTAATCATACGAGGGAAAAACGGGCATTGGAAAAATGACTGCGACAAATATTGCCACCTCCTCCTCCCCGCGAAGAAGCCCAGGAAAGGGAAATGAGCCTAACCGGGATTCTCTGCCTTGCCGGATATCTGATATTCATTTACGTAGTTTGGAAGTGGACAACTGACAATAGGGGGAACGATGAAGATTGAAGAGAAAGTTGTTCTGACTGAAGAAGCCGTGAAAGAAGAAATCCCCGGATGTCTATCCGTGCCGCCGTTTACGGGGAAGGTCTTGAAGGTTTGGGAAACCGGAGACGGCGCGAGGCTCGTGGATGTCCGAAACGAACACGGGGTAGAGGGGCTTCCGCATGAGACGACATACCACGAAGACTATGTGGATGTGGAGTTTTGAGTGATTGAGGTTTTTCTAAAGAACATGCAAGAATGTTTCTGTTGTGATGGCGATTTGTGGATGAATCGTTATAAGTACAGGGTGAATGAATTGATATTCAACATAACGCCGGAGGCTCATAAATATCTTGATGTTTCTATGGGTGACCCGAAACGGGCAAGTAATCTCCGTTTACTGTGGTGGCTGATAAGGAAAACCGGGATTGATTGGGAAGTCTTGAATGATGATCCTGTATGGAGGCAAACAAGATCATTACAAAAAAGGGTGAGAAAACTTTTAAGGCCGGTTGACAAGTAAATCACGCGGATGTATATTTTAGGGGTGAACGTCATGGGAAGGAAACCAAGAACGCCTGCGAAGTTCAGAATGAGGATCGAGGGATTCCACACGATACCCCCGCCCGAACTGTTGACGTTTCACAAGAGGCGATCCTCAAAGGTGAAGAAGTGATCGGGTGGAAGACTCGGGATGGTTGGAGGACGCTAACGGCTTGCTCCCCCATCCCTGTTGCCATTCAGATCAAAGCCGAGTTTGTCCGTTCCCTCATGTTGAAGATGCTGAAAGAGAAGATTGAGAGGAACGAGGAAAGGGACGCGGATGAAGTGATGAGTAATTAGGGGACACGGCAAACCAAATGGCTCATGCTGGTAATCCGAATTGGAAAAAAGGTCAATCAGGGAACCCAAGTGGATGCCCGAAAGGATGGTTTGACGTTAAGAAGGCCGCTGAGAAACATTCCGAAGAAGCAATCCAAAAAATTTATAAGTTGATGAATTCGGCGGAGGATGAGAAAGTCCAGGCCATGTGCGCAATTTACTTGTTGGATAGGGCGCACGGTAAGCCTCCGCAAGCTGTTGAGGTTGGGGGAAAGGATGGCGGTCCACTCCAAGTTGAGCTTGTGAGTTATGCCAAAGATAAGAATCCCGTTTGATTTCTCCCCAAGACCGTATCAACTTCCAATTCTCCAAGCGATAGATTCAGGAATACTCCGTGCTGTTTGGGCCGCGCACCGTAGGAGTGGAAAGGATAAGGTCTGCCTCAATCTCACATCAAAGAAAATGCTGGAAAGGGTGGGAACCTATTTTTACCTGTACCCAACCTACGCACAGGCCAAGAAAGCAATTTGGAACGGGATTGACCGAGATGGTAAGCCTTTCCTTCACCACTTCCCCGAAGAACTGATAGCCGACAAGAACGAGACGGACATGATGATCCGGTATAAGAACGGGTCAATCTTTCAGCTTGTGGGATCGGACAACGTGGACTCTTTGATGTCCACGAATCCCGTTGGCGTCGTGTTCTCTGAATACGCCTTGCAAGACCCCGTGGCATGGGGATTTCTTCGTCCGATTCTTGCGGAGAATGGAGGATGGGCTTTGTTTGTTTCCACGGTTCGGGGAGAGAACCACTTTTACGATATCTACGAATTGGCAAAGAGTGACCCGGCGCATTGGTTCTGTCGAATGGATAAGGCGAACGAGACGGGAGTATTCACGCCTGAAACCCTGGAACAAGAAAGGAAAGAGATTGTCCGACTTTATGGGAATGACGCCCTATTCCGCCAGGAGTATTTGTGTGACTTCACCGTTGCCATTCCTGGGGCCTACTACACGGAGCAAATAGCGAAAGCCTACGAGGAAGGACGGATTGGAAGGGTTCCGTATGAGCCTTCGTGCTTGGTTGATACGTGGTGGGACTTGGGCGTCAATGACCGAATGGCGATATGGTTTACCCAACAAGTCGGAATAGAAATCCGCGTGATTGACTACTACGAGAACTCCGGCCAGGGCTTGCCGCATTACGTGGGGATCATGAAGGAAAAGGGTTACGTTTACGGGGACCACAACGCGCCCCATGACATCGAAGTCCGTGAGCTAACGAGCGGAAAGAGCCGGAGGGAGACGGCCAAGACTTTAGGCGTTGATTTCAAGGTTGTCCCAAACCTGAAGGTGATAGATGGAATAAACGCCGTCCGAAACATATTCAACCGCTGTTGGTTCGATGCGACGAAGTGCCACGACGGTATAAACTGTCTCAAGAATTACCGGAAGGTTTACGACGAGAAGAGAAAGACGTATCTGAACGAGCCATACCATGACTTTTCAAGCAACGGGGCCGACTCATTTAGATATATGGCCGTCGGAATAAAAGACGGTCGTTCTCTTGTTTCTCCTGTTGGAAGTGTTATATCATCAGCCGTGCATAGGTCTCACGGAAGGTTCAGGGAATATCAGAGGACGGGGGAAAGATGATAGAAAAAATGGTTGTCGGAATAAGATGTGATGGCGAATTGTGTAACGTTGATGGACACCGGATGTATGCTGAGATAGATCAACCGCTTGTAATGGCGAGGGAATTTCCAGATCATCTACTCCCACGTCTTCCAATGGGCTGGACGATTGCGAATACAGGTTATCGGATGGAAATTCATTGTCCTAAATGTTCAGGGAATACCAAGGGGTAGGGAGGATTGTGAAATGACTGAAACGCTGGAAAAACATAATTACGAAGAAGAAAAGAGTTTCAGAGAAACAGGTTTTAGACATCACCGTTACTCTCCTTTGATTATTGAGGGAATTGATTTAGACTGTTTAGACCCCATGCCTCATCACTTGTTGATCCGCTGGGAAGGCAAGAAAGAAACGAAGGGTGGAATCCTGATTCCCCAAGACCGTGAGCGGCTTGGACTCATGAACGGTGAAGTCCTCCTGGTAGGTCCGAATTGTGATCCTCGCTTGAAACCCGGCCAGATGGTTCAATTCTCAATGGTGACGTGTGAAAAGGAATTTCTCGGCTCTCAGACACCTGGGGACCGTGACCCTGTATTCTTCTGCCGTGAGGAGGAGTTGATAGGGATTCTTGAGCGGGATATGAAAACGTCGAAGGCATCCGTGGAACTCCTGAACAACTGTCTACTTACCCGTCCTGAACTAAAGCCCGAGGAGCGCGGCGGACTTTTGACCGTGGACCGCGAGGCTCCTGAGACGATGTGTGTTTGGGGAGAAGTCCTGCAGGTTGACAAGGAATCGAAGAAGGGGTTTAATGTTGGGGACGTG